TAACTTGTTAGCTGTTCTATTTTTTTTATTATAAAACTTCCCCGATTATTTTTTTTAATTCTTCTACACATTATTCTATTTCTTTAGTGTAGCATTTTCTTGTTTTTTTTCTATTCTTCATATAAGGCTGTAACGCTATCCAAAGAGCAGCTAGTATCGCTAACGGTAACAAAACCCATCTTCATACCCTTCGCCTTACCCTTTTTTATCGTCCACTCTCTAACCGAGTCTATCTTGACAGCAAGGACTATGCCTTTCTGTGAATTGAAACCGTCAATAAATTCTTTACATGTACAGTTGGCTCTGCTAGTATCATATTCATCTACCTTATTGCAAGTTAGAGAAATTCCAAGAAGTTCTTCTTCTACCTTTGAGACCCAAGACGGTGAATCATATAGATCATATCCCGGATTGTCGTAAGTTGTAAGAAGGTCTTCTATAACTGGAATTCTAGCCTGCCTAAATATAGGTCTAGTTTTAGATTTTACCGTAGAGGCCTCTATCATAGCTTCGATACATTCGACTGCCGTCTTGTCTGGGTAGCTTTCTTTATAATTTTTAAGCCACCCTGTCTCTCTTTTTGTAAACTCTTTTATTAAATTAAAATGGTGCTGCATCTTAGACCGAGATATTTTAAAACAGTCGAATACGCCAGCCAATATCAATGATTCAAAAGCCTTTTTGTTTACAAATGGCGCTATAAGTAAAAGGAAACAATCCCAATCACATGTTTCTAAATCTATATTATTTTCTTTTACATGCTTCATCATTTTTCTAAATACAGAAGACCCAACATTTTTTATGTTAGTCATACCATATGTAGGATTTTTACCTATAAGCTTAAACTCTTCATTCATATGAATGATATTAGGAGGTAGCACTTCTATTCCCATGATCTTTGCATTGTTTACAAGTTCATTAACTTCCCAAAATGTATCAGGCTTGCCAACCGCATTTTTAAGATATGCGGTAAAAAATTCATGAGGGAAGTGAGCTTTGCAGTATGCGGTTAGATAGGCATTGTACGCATAACTAACTGAGTGCGACTTATTAAAAGAATATCTTTGGGACTTTTCAATCCAACTAAATATTTCCTCTGCTTGTTCTTTGCTAATGATACCTTTACTAGCAGTCCCTTCTAGAAAGGACTTTTTAACCTTAGCCATTACGTCCGCTTTCTTCTTACCAATAGCCTTTCTTAAGATGTCTGCTTCTTGTAAGTCAAATCCAGCTATCTCCGTAGCTATTAGAATAGCCTGTTCTTGATATACTAAGATACCCTGAGTGCTTTTAAGGATGGGCTCTAGAGAGCTATGCAGATATTCTACAGGCTCACGAAAATGCTTGCGGTCAATATAATGCATTGTGAGACTTTTGCCTTTAACCATAGCTTCTAAGCATCCCGGTCTCATAATTGCAATAAGGTCGGACAGCTCTTCCATATTTCTAGGCTTAGTCTGTTTAGCTAATGATCTACCTAGCTGAGACTCAAGCTGAAATACACCTTTGGTGTTTCCCTCGCAGATCAAATCCCAAGTAGCAGAGCAGTTCAGTGGTATAGATGTGATCTCTGGGTCAAATATTAGACCACTTTCTCCTTCATGGAACTCACACCCGCAGTCATATCTTCTCATCTAGCAAAAGCCCCTTTGAACTTACCCACGGTTGATTGTCTTCTATGAAACTTCATAAACTTAACAAGCAATTCAGCTTCGTCAATAGTATCAGATAATGCCTCGTGAGCTTGTGCTGCATTCATACCTAAGAACTTTCTAAAGGCATCTAGTTTCATGCTACTAGGCTCGTCTAAGTTTTCGAACCACATAAAGAGAATATCCATCATATCTATTTTAGTTACTTTAGAGAACGGTGATTTTGTCTTGTATTTCTCTGCAAGACGATTAGCAATAACCAAGTCAAATCCTATGATGTTATATCCAGAAGGAATCGGCTCTGTATACCACTGTCCGGGCTTCTTATCAACTTCATACTTTGAGCAGTAGTTACAAAAGTTTTTCCAAACTACCTTCTCGCTTTGACCAGTCTTCCAGTCTTTAACTATATCCTCTGTTTCAACACCCCTTTGCTTAGCATGCCAAGCAATGGTATCTTGTCTTTCCTTTGTGAAATATTCTTCAGTGTCTATTCCGTCTGGCCTAATCGTCGCTCGAAATGCCTGCTCTTTTTTTATTTCTAAGGTTCTTGGATTTACAGGTATAGCAGCAAGCTCCACTGGGTTGCATGTCTCTGGATTTGGGCCATCTGTTTCCCAGTCAAATACTATGATCCATCTATTATTCAATTTTTAGCTCCTTTTATTCTTACCATCTAATTATACTCCCATAAGTATCTTAGGAATTTCCATTACCTTGTCAAGCATTTTGATTCCAAGAACATCTAATTTTAGAAGACCGGCGTCTTCACAGCTAGGGCCTTCGAATCCAGCTAGAAGGTCTTTCTCTTCTCTATCCAAAACCATAGGGCATACATCATATATTGGTTGTGGAGAAACCACAACTCCTGCCGCATGCTTAGACTGAATGATTTTGGTATCTTCTAGTCTTATCGCCTGCTCAAATATTTTTGCAAACTTGCCTTGTAGATTTCCATTGTCGTCTATATAGCACCAATCTTTTAGCTTGTCAGATTTATTTTCTAAAGCCCAACTAATAACCGACGAAGTTCCAAGCTCATCTCTCATGTCCTGTAGCTCGTCAGCAATTTTTGATTCATCTAGTAGATGAGATGTAATAGCATTTTGCTCATCAAAGCTAATGTTACCACGAGCAGCCATAACCCTTTTAAGTGCAGCTCTGCCCTTAAGTGTTTGGAAAGTAATAATTTGCGCCACATTATCTTTACCATACTTCTTTTTAATGTAGTCGATTATATCTTCACGCCCACACTTAGGAACGTCAATATCAATATCGGGCATAGACACCCTACCACCCGCATTACGGCCAGCATTGTAGAACCTTTCAAAGATAAGCTCGTATGGAATTGGATCAATTTTAGTTATATCCATTAGGTACGAAACCATGCATCCCGCAGCACTTCCACGACCGGGTCCAGTTAAATAACCTTTAGAATCAGCATACTTGAGAATGTCTCTAACAATTAGAAAATAACTAGATAGGTTTGTTTCGGTGAAAATCTTAATCTCTTTGTTGACTCTTGAACCATAAGCGTCAAACATGCTATGGTCCTTATCAACGTGACCCATCTTCTCCGTCCATCCCTCACGACACAAATATCTAAGATAATCGTTTGGAGACATCCCATTAGGAGATTCAAATACAGGAGGATTAGGAGGGCCTAAAATATTATATTCGCTACACATGCTTGCAATTTGCAGAGTAGTATCTAGCTCTTTGTCAGTGTGAAATCTTTTCATGTCGTCATAACTTGGGATATGATAATTATCGGACTCAAAAAATGCTTTAAGCGACTTGGACTTACCTTGCTTTAATTCATTTTGTATTTGACCGATGCTTTTTCTCATAGCCGTGCAGAGCAAAACTCTTTGATCATGAGCGTCCTCCCGCCTGCAATAGTGCGCATCGGGCGTAGCTACGCAAGGGATTCCGGTTATCTCAGAGATCTCTCTTAGTTTCTCTGCTACTTCTTTTGCTTTTTTATTTATTAAAGAATCTATTAGTTGTATTTCTATATAGAAATTACCTTTACCAAAAGCATCTTGCATTCTTTCGGCTTGTCTTATTCCGTCATTCTTCCAGTTGGGGTTGTCTAATACAGCATTAGCAAGATGAGATCCTAAATGACCACTGAATGATACTAGTTTACTAGATTCTGATACGCTCTCAAGAAAAGTGTCGAGACCTACTCTTGGTTTGTGATAAAAGTGATCTGGACTATTTGATTCTGAAACTAGCGACAGTAGCTTTTTCCAACCTTCAAGATCCTTTGCTAAGACCACCTGATGCATTAGCTTTGCATTGCTTGGATCTTTCAAAGTAGCTTCTTGTTTTGAAAGGTAAAGCTCACAACCAAGTATTGGCTTAAAACCGTTAGAGATTGTCTTGTGAAAATCTACTGCTCCTGAGACAGTTCCATGGTCTGTGAGTGCGCATGCATCTACCTCGATTTGTTCAAGTCGGTTTGCTATATGTTTTGTTTGTGAGAGCCCATCTAATAGAGAGTATTCGCTATGGACATGGAGTGGCACATATTTCATCTTACTAATTCCCAAATATTTTTATGTAATTCTCGTATAGGTAAATTATACATGTCAACATGCGTTTTAAAATTATTTCTTTTGTCAATTTGTCCGCTTTTCCACAGTTTTGCCATTTCCCAGTAGTCGCTTGCTCCCATAAAGCCACACAGCCAAATTCTTTTCAAGCCGTAATATTTTTTAGGGTGGTCTTTAGTTGCTCTTTGAAATTCAAGGCTTATGAAGGCATATATATCTGGCTGCTGATGTTTGCTAGTCTTAGCCACAGAGACATCGTAGTGAGGCTTAGGGGAGACTGTCCTTCTCTTTGTTTTAACTTCTACTCGATGCCCATCTTCCAGCAGTAGGTCGTGATTATATTTATCGAGCCCTCTATTGTTGCTAACTATATCAGCGCCTATATGTGCAGCTAAAGCCTCTTCACCCAAATAGCCAGCGAGATTGCCAGCGCCT